CGGTTTCGACTGATTTAACGGTGTCCGCAAATGCTACGGTGGCGGATACACTCACAGTTTCCGAACATTTAATCGCATCAAAAGAAGCGACCGTCACGGGTAATTTACACGTCACCACGATTCGATCGGACTCCAACGTGGTCACCGAATACACGGGACCCCATGATCGACCCCTGCGGAAGTACCCGGAGGTGGCTTTGACTGCGAATTCTGATAAAGGGTATGTGGCGATTGGTTCTTCAAATGGGTCGGGGTCGTACCCAGAATATACAGCTTTTGATGGAGTTGTTACTAATTCTACAACTGGTTGGGCCAGTGACGGTACATACGCATCTGGTACCGGCATATCTACATTTTCATGGAATGGTTCGTTTGGTGAATATTTATCACTAGAACTACCCAAAGCTTTGCGGTTACAAAAAATGTTCCTAAAAGGATATGAACATTCGGGTATCGATTATCAAAATGCACCACGTGACATAAAGCTATATGGTAGTAACAATGAAACTAACTGGGTTTTGCTTAAAACAGAGACAGATTTACCTATCGATTCGATAACTAATAATAGTACTTACATCAACATAAACGCAACCGAGCATTACAAATATATTAGATTACAAATAACTAAAACATACAGACGTATCGCTGCTTATACACGTATAGGCGAACTCGAATACTACGGCCACGAAGAAGGCAGTGGCTCCCTAGACACCACCCTAAAGACCGTGTACAACGTGCCGGCGACCACGGGGACCCAGTTGGAGGTCTACTATGATGCGAAGGGTGAAAGTACAGTGCAGAGTCCTATTCCAGACCTTTCCCCAAATACAAATACTGGAGCCTTATCAACACCCCCACCCACTTTGGATACGACTGATGGTATTGAATCATTTAAGTTCAATGGGTCTTCACAATATATACAAACGGGTGTTATATCTGAAATGAGTGGTGACAAGGTGGTTTCGTATTCTGTGTGGATAAAGGCTGATACCCTAGTAAATACGATGATCGTTTCATTAGGTCAATCGGGGGTGTATACGACCAGTCAAACCGGAGGTATATTTATGGATTCTATTGGTACATTATACAATACAGTTTTTGGTAATGGTATTCAAGTTTCTGGAGCTATTACAACAGATACCTGGATTCATATAGTAGCTACTAAAATCCCGGGTGGTTCCGGAACCAGTACTCAAACGTTATACATAAACGGTGTGAAGCCCAGCCAGAGTAATTGGGGTACTATAGGAACGCCATTATCATTAAGTAGTCCTGTTATTAGACTCGGGGCTTCACCAAGTTCAAACCAACATTTCAACGGTTCCATCGCGAACTTCCGTCTCTACTCCAAGGTCCTGAACGCCGACCAAATCAAGGAACTCTACGATTACCAAAAAGACTATTTCTTAGGGTCCAAGTCCCAAGTGACCCTGTACAAGGGACACTTGGGCGTGGGGGTTACCGAACCCTCGGGTCAATTGGAACTCGCGGGAGATGAGAGGCTCCAAGAGTATCCTCCTAGAGGGATGACGGGCACTGATACGCACATCGAAGGGCATGGGGTGTTTAAGGCGAGTGCGAGTAGTCATCATTCTGGTAGTTTTGAACCATGGGGTGTTTTTAGTGACACGAATAATTATGATCTTGATATTTGGGTATCGGGTTCGGCGGATTGGAGTAGTACTGACGGAACTCCTGTAGTGTTACACTATTTGGCAGATAATACACCAGGTGGATCATGGCTTAAAATCGAAATGCCGTATAAAATTAAGTTAGATTCGTTTAGCTTCGTTACAGGTACTCGTAGTTATTCTACCGAAACCTTCCCAGAGAATTTTCAGATTTGGGCAAGTAATAATGGTACGGAGTGGAACCAGATATATTCTGTTTCAGGTTTTGGTAATCCACCGAATGAAACGGGGGGAACTACCTGGGGACATACTAACGTCAATTCACAAACATATTACTCTATGTATGCTATGGTTATAACAAAATTATATATGGTTGGTACAGAAACCCGCACATTCGCGTCGATACCAAGATGGAAACTTTTCGGCACCCCCGGTCCCACGACCCTCGATAAGGGTTCGTTGTCGTTAGGGAGAACCCTCGATGTGCCCCACATTTCGCGGTACGATGTGGACACGGAAACCCCTAGACCGGAGAAGTTGGTGCTGGATTTCGATACCACCGTGAACAACTCACCCACAGATATCTCGGGGAGGGGGAATCATGGGGCGTTTAAGGGAAATGCCGTCTACTCCACAGCGGATAAGGCGTTTAAATTTGATGGGGAGGATGCAGGGCCCGCTGATTATATAATAGGAAACCTGAACAACACTGGTGATACAGATTTCACTGTAAGTCTATGGTTAAAAAAGGATAGATCTGGAACCGCTGGAATGTTATGGAACTTTGGAGGTTCTGGTGGTACTGGTAATCCAGAAGATAGTGTAGCGTTAGAAGTCGGAACGAACAATAATTTAAATTATTTCATTTTCAGTGGTCCAGAATGTGCAATCTCCAATTTTGGGACAACTTATTTAAATCGATGGGTACATATCGTCGCCACACGTTCGGGTAACAACTTAAAAATTTACTTAGATGGCGTTGACCAAAACGTGACTGTGGGTGGAGCCGCGCCAACACATACATTACAATTAGCCGCAAACACTGAATATACCATTGGTGCACGTGGAACTGGTTCTCTCGGTACTAATTCACTGAGTGGATATATTTCTAATTTCAAGGTTTATGATGTTGTCCTCGAACCCTCGGAGGTCCGTAAACTCTACAACTTGGGCCGAACCGGGCGGTCCATGGTCATCAGCGACACGGCCGTCGGTATCGGGAAAGTCCCTGGAGCTCAGTTGGATGTGAGGGGGAACATCAATTCTGAGGGTATAATGACCAATAAAAACTATATGTTTTGGGCCACTGGACCCGCTAGCCAGAATACACAAAATGATCATGGCACATCATTTGATGTGTTAGCAGATTTCAGTCGTATAGAATTTGAACTGGGTCATGGATTCGATACGAGTACTAAGACATATACCGTACCTTGTTCGGGATATTGGGAATTTAGTTATTGTGTATTGGCAAGAAACGTATCCGCAGGCAACAGCAATTACGTGATGGGAAGGTGGCTCATAAATGGAGGTCTATACGATAGACGGGCGTTCGTGTATTTTACTGGTCAGGGGGGTGGAGCACAAGAATCCGACCTTATCAATAAAATTGTAGGGTATTACACCGCCGGTACTACGATAGCAGTCTATGTTAATCAAAATACGAATAACACAGACATATACATGAAACGTGAATACTCACATTTTTATGGAAAATTGTTACATTAAAATATCCGTTTAACATAGATGGCAGAATTTGCACTTATAGACCTTACAATAGATCAAATATGGGAAAACCTCCGCCAAGAACGTAACGGGCGTATTGGACGCACAGACTTCTTGATGGTTTCTGATTTCCCTTTCCCCTCGGATGCTATACGTCAGGCGTGGATAACGTACCGCCAGGCACTCAGAGATATAACAGCTACAACATCACGAGATTTAAATGAAGATGGCCAATTAGTAGTCACTTGGCCCACACCACCAATTTGGCCCGCGAATGTGGTCTAAGTTCCAAGTCCTACGGACTTGTCCCCCCGTTCTCCCACGAATCTCTCAGGTTCGTCGAAGTATGGTATCTAACCAGTGAAGTTCTATGAACTTCCCNGCTCGGTATCAAAGTGCTTCCAGCACTTAAAAATAAACTCTCACTATATTATAAAATGTCTGGTGGTATTGCCCAACTCGTAGCNGTCGGAGCCCAGGATGTGCACCTCGTCGGTCAGCCCGAGGTGTCTTTCTTCAGGTCCACCTACAAACGTCACACTAATTTTTCCCAAACTGTCGAGCGTCAAGTCATTCAAGGCAACGTCTCCAACAACGGTATGTCCACCGTCCGCTTCGAGCGCAAGGGTGACATGCTCAACTATGTCTACCTCGCTCCCAACAGTGGCACCGCTTCCACGGCCATCGGTGACTGGACCGATGTAATTTCCAAGGTCGAATTATTAATTGGAGGTCAAATTATTGATGAACAGGATGTCACTTATTCCAGTCTCATCGCCCCAACTCTTTCTTCGACCTCCTCCTCCAAGTCGGTCGGTGGTAACCTGTATGGTGGTGCTACCGCGGAGCGTTTCTACCCTCTCAGGTTTGCTTTCTGTGAGAACTGGCAAACTGCCCTTCCTCTCATTGCCCTCCAATATCACGATGTGGAGCTTCGCATCACTTGGGGTGGTTCCGCGGCCTCTCATACATGGGATGTCTACGCGAATTATGCCTACCTCGATACTCAGGAGCGTGAGCTGTTCGCTAGTCAGCCCATGAACCTTCTCATCACCCAGGTTCAAAAGGCGATCTCTTCTGGTTCCAAGATGCAGGAACTCAACTTCAACCACCCCATCAAGTACCTTGCCTCGGCTAAGGCACACACCGATGGTTCTGGTTTGGCACTCGATGTCCTTAACAATGATAACAAGCTCAAGCTCCAGATTAACGGTACCGATGTCACCGACTTCAAGTTCGCTGACCCCAACTACTCCACCGTACCTCTGTACTACCACACAACCAACGCCTCTACTCCTGCGGTTGCCAAGTCCCTGTTCTTCTACCCATTCTCCCTTGATTGTGGTAAGATCCAGCCTACTGGCTCTCTCAACTTCTCTCGCCTTGATTCCGCCCGTATCGTGTGTGATCAGCAAAATGTCACCTCCGATATTTACGGCGTAAACTACAACGTCCTCCGTATCGAGAATGGTATGGCCGGTCTTTTATATTCTAACTAATTAATAACAATGTATTGGGAGATCATTTTCCTCCTCGCCATCGTTTTTGTATTGACGTATGATCCTAAATCCAGGACACTCGAAAAGTTTGTTGGGCACCCTTCCCCATCGACTGATAAGTGTTGTCAGCCCACGCATTACGAAGCCGTTCAGTTCGCACATAGCCCGTATGATTGCCCTACATGTCCCCAACAGACTAACGCGGGTGTAATTACTTAAAAAGATAAAGAGTGTATATTCTATAATGATTCCTATTAATCGTGACACCATGATGTTAGTTGCCACCGTGGTATGTGTAGCCGGTCTTCTCTTTCTGTTCAGGGAGGTGAACAAGACGAAGCAGGAAGTTGAGCACATGAAGGACTTTTCCGAGTATGTTTCCAAGAAACTCGAGGCTCCCCAGCTGGTAGCTAAGGAACCCGAACCTGAAGTTGTAGAGGAAAAAGTGGCCGAATAATCATATCGACATATTATAACTTGCGAATGCGCAATGAAAAAGTACAAAGCTATAGCAATACCCGTTAGTTTTGCTGATGGGAAACCACGGTTTCTCACAGTACGAGATACAAGATTTAAGGATTGGATATTTGTCACAGGAGGATGCAGACGAAGAGAAATTTTAAACCCAATTAGATGTGCCCTAAGGGAACTAGAAGAAGAAACTCGTGGTGTCGTGTCATTAAAGAATGGGCAGTACACAGAGTTTAAGTTTATACATAAAGAAAGTCCCACAGTTGATCTGGAATACAATGTTTTCATCTTTTTTGTAAACTATAGTCGTTCAGAACAACAGGGACAGATAAAGAAATTTTATGAAGAGAAACATAAAACAAGTGTTAAAAAGTCTTTACGACAACCAATAAAAAAGACATACGATGAAAATGATTTTATGAGTTACGATACACTCGAAGATTTTAACGCACGTAAACGATGGTCACTCATCATTGATAATGTGATAAAGAATCCAGAATTCTATGCGTGTATGAGTTCTTTGAATAGAAAAACATTTTCTATTAAATAATGAAGTCCAAGGTTTATATCATCTCTGAAATTCGACAATTACTCGAAAAGAACCGTGGGTTCTGTGAAGAAGAGATCGAACAGTGGGTCATTGATAACGAGAAATTGACGGTGTGCCAACTTTTGGAGCTTAAAAACGATCTCTCGAAGGGTAAAGAATATAGAGATGTATCTTGTATGTCGTGGTTTAGAGAAGAAGAACAATAAGAAAGTATGTTCAAGAGTTGGTGTGCGACTCAAAAATTTAATAATGCAACCAATCTATCACATGTGCTCATGGACGGTGGTGTCCTTTCCGTGCCATTTGATAAATTGAACGCCTTCTATGAGAAGTACATAGAAGCGGTAAACCAAGGTGAAAAGTTATTCGTCGTGGAACAGAAGAGTAAGACGTATAACTTCTTTGTTGACTTGGATTACAAGGGGGATGAATCACTCACGATTGAAGAAATCAAAGATATCTGTAAAGTCATTTGTGATAAAGTTAAGAGACATGGTGGTAAAGAGTGTCTCATATCTGTCGCACCACCTAAAAAGAGTGGTACAAAAGTGAAAACGGGTGTACATCTAAATTGGCCCGGTCTCGTGGTAGATCAAGCTTCAGCTATCGCACTCAGGGAACATATTCTGATATCACTCACCAGGGCGAAGGGTTCTTATAATTGGAGTGATATTGTGGATGCCGCAGTCTATGGGAGTGTTTCTAGACAGGCGAAAGGGAGCGGGTTTCGTATGCCGTGGTCACTCAAGTTGGTCAAACACGATGCGTGTGGTGGACAAGGGTGTGAAGGGTGCAAATTTAAACGGAAGATTGAACAGCTCGCCTATTTACCCCTATTTGTATATAAAAATGGACCTCTGAGTACACTACTGAATATCAGCCAGAACCCGGATGTTGATGTTTTGAAAATGTCAGCAGTCAGAACGGATGAACCCCAGAATACTGTGATTGACAATCCTTCAGTCAAGGTAAAAGAGGAAGGTTCGTTCTCGTTAGCACAGACCAAAGATGAAATTCAAAATGAAGAATTAAAGACCATGCTCGAAGCCTTCGTGAGAAAGAACATGGAGGGACAGGATCATTCCATAATTACAAAGATGTTTAAGCATAACGATACCTATCTCGTTTCGACAACATCCAAATATTGTGAGAATTTGAAAAGAGAACATGGATCTAATCATATTTGGTTTTTCGTCAGTGGAAAAGTGATTGCACAGAAATGTTTTTGTCGATGCGAAACACTCCATGGAAGGAGGGATGGTTTTTGTAAAGATTTCTATGGTCGAAAATACCATCTCCCACCTTCAATCACTGATAAATTGTACCCTAAAAAAGAGGATATTAAAAAATGCCCAGAAATCAAAAAATTTGTAGAGAAACCCAAACTCAATCACAGCGTCGCGAAAGAAAAGGTAGAGTCGTACATACGCAAATGGATAAAAGGTCAGGAGAATACACAGGTGGTGAGTATAAATAAGGGTGTGATACTCACTACATCGAACTTTTGTGAGACGATCAACGGTGAACACAAAGATGTCAATATGTCCTATATAGTAAAAAAGAATCAAATAAGCCAGAAATGCCCATTATGTAAACGAAACAAGTCCAGAATTCATGTATTAACTCCTGATGTGTTAAAAATGCTTAA